CAATCCTGACATGGTACGTGTAGTCAAAAAAGCTATAGACCTAACTAAGATAGACTTTGGTGTTATCTGTGGAATGCGAACAATAGAAGAGCAGGAAGCACTGGTAGCCAAAGGAGCATCACAAACCATGAAGTCAAAGCACCTAGAGGGGTTAGCTGTAGACTTGATGGCATATATAGGTGGGAGGGCATCATGGGAACTCAATGTCTATGACGACATTGCTGACGCTATGATGGAAGCTGCAAAGCTTGAGGACGTAGCTTTACGTTGGGGTGCAGCTTGGCATATTAATGATTTGCGTACTTGTAACATGACAATGGAAGCAGCTATGAATGACTACATAGATACTCGTAGAGCAGAAGGACGTAGACCATTTATAGATGGACCACACTTTGAACTAAGTAAGAATGTATGATATGTTTTTACCCTTTGTCACAATATGTCTTATGTCACCTATGGATCAATCCGTAAGTTGTAAGCATTTTAATCCAGATCATCAGGCGAACACAGTACAGGAATGTATATCAATGGTAGGTGCATTTGTGTCACAAGTAAAACCTCAATTATCAGAACCCCACACAATACAATATAAATGCCTTGACAGGTCAATAAGGATATAGTATAATGAGTAGAGAACTTACAGAAAAGCAACAACTGTTTATGCAAGTGTTGTTTGAGGAAGCAAATGGAGATGCAGGTAAAGCTAAAAAACTTGCAGGTTACTCTGAGGGTACAGCAATCAATGACATTGTAACTGCCCTTAAAGATGAAATTATGGACGCTACACAAACATATATGGCACGTAATGCTCCCAGAGCAGCCGTAGCACTCGCAGGTGGTCTGTACGACCCTACAGAGCTAGGCATAAGAGATAAAATGGCAGCAGCAAAAGAACTCCTAGATAGAACTGGCTTGATTAAGACAGAGAAGATACAGGTAGAGTCATCTGGTGGAGTGATGCTTATGCCCCCTAAGAAGCAGGAAGACGATGACTAGAAGTGTAGGACAGTGGAAACTACCACAACCTTTGGACATAAAGGACGAGGTAACATGGTCTTCCATTCCACGTATAGCACGTACACTTCCATTTGGATATGTACAAGACGAACAAGACCCCGACTTACTACAGCCAGTTCAAAATGAATTAGATAAACTTGAAATGGCAAGAGATTATTTAAAACAGTATTCGTACAGAGAGGTAGCTAATTGGCTCACAACACAGACAGGACGATACATATCTCACGTAGGTTTAAGGAAAAGGGTAGCGAATGAGCGACAGCGTAAGAACCAAGCTAGAAGCATCCGCAAGTGGGCAGAGTATGCGGAAAAGGCAATCGCCAAGGCGAAAGAAATCGAAACCCAAAGAACAGGTGCAAAAGAAAACAGTACAGCATCCAATTAAATTAGATGCACAGCCTATAGAGGAATCACGTAATGTTATATTTAAGCCTAACAAAGGTCCACAGACAGATTTCTTAGCAGCAGGAGAACGAGAAGTCCTGTATGGCGGTTCAGCAGGCGGTGGTAAGAGTTACGCAATGTTAGCTGACCCACTACGTTACATGGGTCACCCTAGCTTCAGTGGGCTTCTTTTACGGCATACAACGGAAGAACTAAGAGAACTTATATTTAAGTCGCAGGAACTTTATCCTAAGATATGGAAGGGGATAAAATGGTCAGAAAGAAAAATGCAATGGGTAGCACCGTCTGGAGCACGATTGTGGCTATCCTACTTAGACAGAGATGATGACGTACTCAGGTATCAGGGTCTTGCCTTTAGTTGGATTGGTTTTGACGAACTTACTCAGTGGGCTACACCCTTTGCTTGGAACTACATGAGATCACGACTTAGAAGTACATCAGCCGACTTGCCAGTGTACATGAGGGCTACTACTAACCCTGGGGGTAGAGGGCATGGTTGGGTTAAAAAAATGTTTATTGACCCTGTAGTACCCAACAAAGCTTTTGAGGCAACCGACATTGAAACAGGACAAGTACTCCGCTACCCTGAAGGACATAGCAAAGCAGGTAAGGCTCTCTTCAAGCGTAAATTTATACCTGCAAGACTTATGGACAATCCATACTTGGCAGAGCAGGGTGACTATGAAGCGATGCTGTTATCCCTTCCTGAACAACAGAGAAGACAACTCCTTGAGGGCGATTGGGACATTAAAGAGGGAGCAGCGTTTACAGAGTTCAATCGTGACCTACATGTCATTGAGCCTTTTGATATACCTAACAACTGGGTTAAGTTCAGGGCATGTGACTATGGATATGGCAGTAAGTCTGCAGTTGTCTGGATTGCTGTTAGCCCTAGTGAGCAACTGGTGGTATACAGAGAACTATATGTATCAAAGGTACTGGCTACAGATTTAGCTGACATGGTACTAGAAGCAGAGGCAGGTGATGGAACAATTAGGTATGGAGTACTGGATAGTAGTCTTTGGCATAAACGTGGGGATACTGGTCCTTCTCTTGCGGAGCAGATGATAGTACGTGGGTGTCGTTGGAGACCGTCAGACAGAAGTAAAGGATCAAGAGTTGCAGGAAAAAATGAAATACATAGAAGACTGCAGGTTGACGAGTTTACCGAAGAACCTCGTTTGGTTTTCTTTAATAACTGCACAAATATTGTTGCTCAATTACCGTCCATTCCGTTAGACAAAAAGAATCCAGAAGATATTGACACTTTATCAGAAGACCACTTGTATGACGCACTAAGATATGGTATAATGTCAAGACCACGTTTTAGTGTATTTGATTATGACCCTCATGCTTCCCGACCTAATGGTATGGCGATAGCTGACACAACATTTGGATATTAATATGGCAGAAAATGAACAAGGAATGATGATTGAAGATGACGCTATCTCTCTTGGCGACGCAACGGAAAGCAATCAAACGGACGCTACTGTGGATGGCATTGTTCCATTTGTAATGGGTAAGTATAAAAAATCAGATGACTTCAGACATAATGACGAACAGAGATGGCTAAAAGCCTACAAGAACTACAGAGGTTTGTACGGTTCAGATGTACAGTTTACAGAGGCTGAAAAGTCAAGGGTCTTTATTAAGACAACCAAAACAAAAACACTAGCAGCCTACGGACAGATAGTGGATGTACTATTTGCAGGTAACAAGTTTCCTCTTACTGTAGAACCTACAGAGTTGCCAGAGGGTGTTGTTGAAGATGTAAACTTTGACCCAAAGAAACCAGAACAAATTAAACAAGAACCCGATGTAAGTCCCTACGGATTTGCAGGTGACGGTATGGATTTACCAAAGGGTGCTACTGAAAAAACTTTAATGGACAGTCTAGGACCACTATCTGAAAAACTAAAGAGTGTAGATGGACTAGAGCAAGGGGCAGGTAAGACACCTAGTGCTATTACATTTAGTCCTGCAATGATTGCTGCAAAAAAGATGCAGAAGAAAATACACGATCAGTTGCAAGAGTCAAGTGCCAACAAGCATTTACGTAACACAGCCTTTGAAATGTCACTGTTTGGTACTGGCATTATGAAAGGTCCGTTTGCTATAGATAAAGAGTACCCTAACTGGAGCGATGAGGGTGAGTACGATCCTGCCTTTAAGACAATACCACAGTTATCTCACGTATCCGTGTGGAACTTTTATCCAGACCCAGACGCAAACAACATGGACGAAGCGACCTACGCAATAGAACGACACAAGATGTCTAGGTCACAGCTACGTGCATTAAAGAAAAGACCCTACTTTAGAAGTCAAGTTATTGATGACTGTATTGCGATGGGAGAAAGTTATGAAAAACAATACTGGGAAGACGACCTAGCCGACTATTCTACTTCTTATGACGTAGATAGATTTGAAGTCCTTGAGTATTGGGGAATGGTAGACATTGACCTACTAGAAGAACAAAATGTAGAGATACCATCCGAACTAAACGCTTTTGATGAGTTGCAAGCAAATGTATGGATATGCAATGATAAACTTATTCGTATGGTTCTTAATCCCTTCAAGCCTATGAAGATACCCTACATGGCTGCACCCTATGAACTTAACCCTTACTCTTTCTTTGGTGTAGGGCTTGCAGAAAATATGGACGACACACAAACTCTTATGAATGGGTTTATGAGAATGGCAGTAGACAATGCCGTACTGTCAGGCAATCTGTTGATAGAGGTAGATGAAACTAACCTAGTTCCAGGGCAAGACCTTAGTGTATATCCAGGGAAGGTATTTAGAAGACAGGGAGGAGCACCTGGGCAAGCTATCTTTGGAACGAAGTTCCCAAATGTGTCCAATGAGAACCTACAACTGTTTGATAAAGCAAGACAACTTGCAGATGAAAGCACAGGTTTGCCCTCATTTGCACATGGTCAAACAGGAGTGTCAGGGGTAGGTAGAACTGCCAGTGGTATATCTATGTTGATGAATGCAGCCAGTGGTAATATCAAGACAGTTATAAAGAATATAGATGACTATTTACTTAGACCGTTAGGTGAGGGTTTCTTTCAGTTTAACATGCAGTTTGACTTTGACCCTGAGATAAAGGGTGACCTTGAAGTTAAAGCTAGGGGTACGGAAAGTCTCATGGCTAATGAGGTACGAAGTCAACGGCTTATGCAGTTCTTGGGTGTGGCATCTAATCCTGCACTTGCACCCTTTGCTAAGTTTCAGTACATTATTAGTGAGATTGCAAAGTCAATGGACTTAGACCCAGACAAGGTAACAAACAATATGGACGAGGCTGCAGTACAGGCTGAGTTAATGAAACAATTTCAACAACCTGCACCACCACCTCAACAGGGTGTACCTGCAGGAGCAGACCCCAATGACCCTACAGGAGCAGGTGGCGGTACAATAGGTACAGGTCAAGCACCACTACCAAATGAACAAGGATTTAGCGGAAATGAACAACAACAAGGAGCACCTGAACAGGCTCAAGCTACTGGTCAACAACAAGGAACTGTTGGACCAACTCAATAATTACTTTGACTATTTAATTACAGAACAACATCGTATAATGGAACAGACAGATAGTGTAACAGTATTAAATAGGTCACAGGGTTCTATTATGACATTACGTAAACTTACAAAATTAAGGGATGAAGTAAATAGCAATGGCTGAAGAATACTCCGTATCAGATATAGTAAATAGTATAAAACTAGAGTATCCTATATTTAAAGACATTGAAGTTTTTGATAAAAGAAAAGAAGGAATGTCAGACAACAGACAGTTAGAGTATTATTCAAAGGAAGACAGTCCTACAGGAAAAGAACGTGTTGACATATTTAATCCTAATTTAAAGGGTGAAGAATTAAAAAATGCTATTTTTGGAGATATGCTACATTCTGCACCAAGTAAAAGTAAAGAGTATGCAAATAAAAAATTACAATTAATAAATAGCAGAACACCAGAACAAATTGAAATAGATAAAGATGCG